ATTTCCCCCAATAGTCGGAGGTGGCTTAGACCAACTGTTGAATGGGTAATAATAAAAACAGGAGGTATATATTATGGCAGAAGATGTTTTGACCAAGGTTGAAAAACAGATGGAAGGAACGAATCTTGCCCTCGCCGCCGTTGCGGAAGTCTTACAGAAGATGGATGCTCGACTATCGACGGATGAAGAGGCAGAGATAAGAAAGGCTGAGGAGAAGCAAGCGTATTCTGAGAGGACTGCGTTGGTTAAGGAAATCGCAGGTGAGGTTGCTTTACTGTTGGCTGATGCTGGATTGGATGTTGATGGCACGAAGGTTCGGAGTGCTGCTAAGACGGGTAAGACCTCTAGCGGTGCGGATGATTCTGAGAAGCCAGCTAATATTAAGTCCGCTATTGCTGACCAGCAAGCGACTATTCAGGCGATGCGAAAGCAAGGGGCTGAAGATGAAGAGGAGGAAGAGGAAGATATAAAGGCCGCTAAGGGTGGATACATGAAGACTCATGTTCCCGGTCATGAAGAGGATGAGGAAGAGGAACCAATAGAGGAAGGAATGGAAAAAGAGGGCGATGATGCTGAGGAGTATCCCGCTGAAGAAGAAGAAGATGAGGATGGTGAGATCACTAATGCAATGGCTAAAGAGCTAAAGGCTATGAAAAAGCAGATTGCTAATCAGCAGAAGACTATGGAGAAGGCGATTACTAAGGAAACTGAGAGTCGTCTACGCAAGATGGGCTTCCGTGAAGAGAATGGTCTACAGCGTCCCCAGATGATTACGCCCCCGCTTGGAACTGATGGGGCAACCCCCATTAAGAAGCAGGGTAATACTGATGTGGTAGAACAGCTAACTGATCTATCTTTCAAGCAGTTGCGTGATCTACAAGCCCAGATAGAAATGGGTAACACCGAAGGAGTTCCAAGAGAACTTCTTGGTTAAATAATGACAAACATGAATCTAAAATTAATTAGGAGGAAATATCATGGCTAATAATCCATCACTAAGCGAATATCTCGCTCAGTCTCAGCGTGGATTGTATCAGTCAGTTTTCGGCCCAGAGTACTTGATGAAACAGACGTACTTTACGGTTGATACTGCTACTGGTATATTTAATACCACGTATGGACGAAAAGTATGGCAAGCCCTGAATAACCAAACACGTTTCTTCAATGCTATCCCACGAACTGTGTGGGGTAACACTGCAGGTTGGCGTGTAAGGACGGACAGGGGTTCGGGACGATCCCGACCTGTGACAGAGACTGGTTCTCTTCCGACAGTAGATATTTCCAACATAGAGACCGTATCGAGTTTACCTCGTGTGATCTCAACGACCTTTGGAGCTTCCGTGAAGTCAGTCTTTACGGCGCAATTAGAGGGCGGTGTTGGGGATGTGCTGGCATTGGAGAACGAGAATGCACAGCTTGACCACGTAAAAGAAATTAACGAGGAACTTCTAGCAGGTTCCGCATATCTAGTATCAGGTGGGGACGCAACGACTTTCGTTGTTCCCGCAGCGGTTGCCAAGCACTTTAAAGTCGGTGACGCAGTTTCTACTAACGACGGTGGTTCTCAAGGTAGAACTACTGGTTCAGTAGTTTCAGCGGTTTCCGGTGGTACGGTTACTATTGCTACTGGCACAGCATTCGCAAACGGCGATGCTGCCGCTATCTACAGTCGTGCAGGTCTAACTTCCATTGATGATATCGTAGCGGAAGACGCTATGGTTGTTGGTGGTGTTTCTGGCGGTGTTAACGTTAGGGCTTATGACCTAACTCAGGCTGGCAGGACAGCAGGTGGCTGGAATGCTGGTGCATTTGTTTCCTATAACAGTGGCACTGGTCGAGATTTGACTCTCACGCTACTTGATACTGCAATTCAGAAGATTAGGGAGAACGGTGGTGAGCCTAAGCTTATCTTGCTAGGTCACGACCAGTACTTCAACTTGGAGCGTTTGCTGAATACTAATCAGCGTTATATGGGTCAGGAAGAGTATCAGGTTGGTGTTGGTTCGGAACGAACCTTCCCCGGTACTCGCACTGGTCTAGTTTTGGCTACCTATCAGGGTATCCCCATCCTTCCAGATGCGGATGTGCCGAAGTCAGTCGC